ACAAAACCACCAACATCATTTACCAAAGAAATAATGTCATCTCTTACTGCCTTGGAAGTTGGGATGGCATCATCCGTGCTTGTTAAAACAGTTTCAAGACTAACCTCCTCAAAATTTCCAGACCCAGAAGACACCCTCCCTAATACTTTATTGGTTGCACTTGCATCAGGAAGTTTTGCAAAAGTTACATTTGAATTTAATATTTTTGCCGTGGTAATTGCATCGTCTGCAATTGAGGTTACCCCTGTATTGGTAATAGAAACAACACCGCTTATAGCTACGTTTGCAAAATCAGTTCCATCTGCCATAAGCATATGACCATCAGTTGCAACAGTAGCATCGTCTATAAAACTTATCTTCCCAGGAGTAACGGCATCGTCAGCAATATCTGCCGTAGATACGTTTCCCACAGCTTCTAAAGTATCTAACCTGGTGTTATGAGCGGTTATACGAATATCCTGTGCATTAGACTCACTAATAATTTGGTCAAATTCATTGTCGATTCCATCTGCACTAATAGCTACAGGAGGAACTGAATCTCTATCCGCTGTAAAATCTCTTAATCTAACTAGTGTACTCATTCACCTTCCCCTTTAATCATTTGCCCTCATACCAGAAGGAATAAAGCTGACCCCATAAAAGGCTATTTTCATATCGTTTTTAAGATTTGATGTAAAAGAAAACTTAACCGCTTTTCCCATACCAATCATGGGAACAAGGACTTTGTTGATATCAGGAAAATTCCAATAAGAAGAGTCCCATTCAACATCACCATAATTTGATCCGATAGATTGCAAATAATGTGTCTTATATGAAGTGTCAGAAAAATCATAAAAAACATTCAAATCAAACAAACCTCCTCCACCAGATCCTTTAAACCTAAAATATTTAAATAATTTTTTTGTTTGAATGGAGTCCATCCACAACCAAGGTGTATCCCAACGAAATGCAATGGGCTTATTATTATTTCCGTCTGCCCAGACATCACCACCCCCTGCGGTCTTATATTCCCTATAAACCCTTCCGTTTTCACCTGCACTTAAAAGTTCATCAAGTGGGGTGCTAACCATAGCGTTTACCTTTACGTCCCTGTCTTCCATCCAGGCTTTAAGAGCGTAGTCATAAATATATCGTCTAGACAATGAAGGAATAGAAATAATAAATTCGTTTTCAGCTTTATAGTTTATTGAATTTACTTCATCCTGATCCACTATGGCTTCAAGCAATGGAACAAGCCTGTCCTTTATATTGTCACTTAATTTTTTTGTTTTTAAGCCTTGTACAATAATTTCATTTTTCAATGAATTTAAACCTGATGTCTCAAGAATATAATTATCAACACCAACCTCATCCATTGTCTGGTGACTCATAACACCATTGTTATAAACAATCTTATCTATTGCGATATCATTAAAAACAGCAGGGACGTTATATGTAACAATATGGTTTCTTAAACCAAGAATGAGAGATCCGCTTTGTCCAAGTCTATTAACACCTCTGATCATGTCACCTCTAGCCAATGATCCTGCTAGATCTATATCAACCGCATCTGAAGATGTAGTCCAATCATCATCATTTGCTACGGCAGAACCCACAAACCTTGTATTGTTATTTGGTATTCCAGAAGCCCAAACTCTAGAATTTAATCCAAAAACATACTTTGCTTTAGGAGGACTGCCTGCCAAATTAACGCAAAACCAAGCGGTATTAGTTGTTGGGGGAGAAGCACCGTCAATAAGATCACCAGATGTTTCTGTATAATCTGTACCTATCGTAATAGGACTTGAATTTTGAAGTTTTGTATCTCCAGAAACAGTATGGTGATATACGTTGTAATGAGTTGCCCCTGGCAAAGAAACAGGAGATGTAACCGTTAAAAGTTCAGAAGAACCTATAGCCTGCTCGGCTTCCGCACTTGCTACCGTTTCCCCGTTAGCACTTTTATAAGTTACGGTAACGTAGTAAGTCCTAGACCCCTTTGAACCGCCAGAAGAAAAGTTTGTAGTGGGATTTAAAGGTTGGGGTAAATAGCCATACTTGAACATGGTGTCAACCCCGTTTGACAAAACCAAATGACCCATAAACATCGTCCAAGACAATCTCTTGTGTGCGGTCAATCCAGTTTTAATAGCAGTATCAAATGCACCAGTTGATGATGTATATCTCACCACCCTGGTATCAGCTTGGGCAAGAACTTCATATCCATCTACAAAGTCTCCCTCAAAAAGAATCAAACTTAAAACTTCAGGCCCTGCTTTATTAATATCAATAATTACGTCTTTGCTATTATCAGCCCACCAAGTTGAACCTTTAGAATTTGTACTTACCAAGTTAGCATTGGCATGAGTCGGACTTGAAGCATCGATCCCACATCTAATATGATTAGATGAATCTCCTCCGTTATATTCAAGCAGAAAAACATAATCCCCTGCTGTAAGAGAATGAGGGTCTTCAAAAGTAAAGTCTCTCATTCTAAAAGTTCCGTCAAAATCAGCAACATCAACATCTATAGACCTAGCCAGAACATTTCCAGTTGGGGTAGCATTAGAACCAGTAACCCCTGTGGCTGCATAAATAACACAACTACAAGTGCCAGTAGGACTTCCAACCTTGTCTATAGAAAAGGAAACGTATTGGATTGCTTCATCCGTAGATAAAGTAACAGCAGATCCAACCTGCTCATGTACCGCGCTACGCATTATAAATTGATCGTCCCTGTTAGTATCCGCATAACTTGCAATACTAGAGCCTGCCGCCCATTCAATAGGCTTGGCATTGAAAAACAACCTCCCTCTCCTTTTTGAAACCTCACCATTTACAGAAATTCTTGCATTCTGCAATTCGGTTGCAAAATCAGAAGATATATTCCCTTCGCCAACAGCAACATCAAACAGTCCTTTATTATTGGACTCAAAAATTCTTTGTCGCATTACCATTATCTAGCTATCCCTATATTTTTTCTTGTTAACGGGGTAAACCTCAACTGTCCTCTGTTTTGTGCAATCACTTTCTTGAGCAATGCATTTGCCGTAGAACTATGCTTTGCTTCTTTTGAAAAATCCTGGTCATAAGCTGCATACTTAGATTTTGCTAAATTTGAAATAATGACTTCCTCAAATTCAGTCAAGCTTGCATCGCTTGTTAATTCACTAGCACTTGCTGTGTAAAAATAACTTACAGTTAATCCTGCTTCTGAACTTGTTGGAGTGGGATGTAATTTTATCTGATCATTGTTTGAACCATCCTTACCAAACGGAGTCCAAATTTCTGGAACACCTGCACCATCAAGCAAAGTTTCTTTGTTAAACAGCCCGTCAGTTTCAGTTCTAAAAATTGTCCTGTTATTCGAGTCTATATAGAACTTATTGTTTAAAATTTTTCCATTTGTTGCGCCACTTGCCAAAGAATAAACCGTTTGGTCAGCAACCAAATCAAAAGTTCCTTGGGTCTTTAACATATTCCATTTTGCAAGAATATTTACTTCATCAATGGAATCATTAATGTAATCATTGACCCTTTGCTTGGCATCTGAAACAAGACTTGAACTCGAATCAAGCCCTAAATCTCTTAGAATTGCATTTCGCATCGTGAGTAATGACAATCTTCAGCCCTCCATTACCATCTTATAAGTGTCAGCCCAAAGCTTTGCTTGGCTATGAGCATCAAATCTATCCTCTACAGCGTGTCTAGCTGCTACCGCAACATCTGACCTAGACATTGGGTAATTAATCATTAACTCTAGATAATCTTCAAAATCCTCATTGTTGTTGTATAGATATCCTGTTTTCCCATGCTCTACCTCTGGAGAGTAAGGGGGAATATTTACAACAACACTTGGAATTTCCAATGCAGAATATTCAGTCCACTTAATTGCACTTTTGCATCTATTAAAAAGATCGTCATGCAAAGGAATAACTGCTATATCTGAATTTAATAAAGCCTGCTTGTATGGATGGGCTACAGTCGGGACCCATCCATGAAACTCATATTGATCTTCTGCAACATCCTTGAAGATTCCCTTAAACTCGTGTCCACACATTACATATTTTACTTGTGGAAATTTTTTAGCTATGCGCGTAAGAGAATCTTTAATACTCAATAGATCCATGTAATGAGAACAACCACCATGCCAGGTAATTCTTATCCTTCCATCCTTTTCCATTTTGGCAGGCTTCCATAAATCTAAATCTATACAATTAGGTAAAACATGAACTTCCGAATTGTACTGAAGGTAAAACTTTTTTAACTCTTCCGTGGTAGTGGATATTGCATCCACCTCAACCAAACACTCTTCTGCAACTTTCAACCTTTCTTTATTCTTTT